CTTTAAAAGCAGATGTGCACGAAAAAGGAGTCATACAAAACGAGCCGTGGTTAGTTGGGGCTTCCACTAATATCAAGAATTTGCAAGCGGATCAGTATTCGGTAGAACCAATTTCGATTTTGAGGCGTTTTAATATTCACATTGAACCTTACGTGGCCACTAATTATCAGAAGAAAGATGGTGTCTTCCTTGATGGACGTAAATTAGCTGCGGCTGATCAGCCTATCCCTGATGCCTGGAGGTTTAATGCCTATCATTATGAGTATGACGATAAGCCTTATAAACAAAATTCCACCCAAGAGACCCGGGCTTATACTTCGGTCCCTTTTAAGTTTGTGGGTGGTGATGGAAAGGAATACGAATCAACTGATTTGGATATGGAACAATTGCAATGGTTAATGTATAGATTGCTTGAGGATCATTTTATGACTCAACATAGTGTTATTCTCAGCAACGAGAGGATAAGCAAGGAGCAATTGTGTCAACACGTGATCCACAAATCGATCTGCAGTATTTGCACTCCAAATCGCATTAAGCCCATACCTCGCCGAATATCACCACAGCATAATCCTGTTGGTGCTGTCAGTGAAGTTGGTCTCTACTCAAACTGGAAGAGGAATGTTATTATGTGGTACAAATGGCAATTTTACATAATATTTGCACAATGGTCTATTTCTTTTATTTACGGATTCGTACGCGAATTATGGCGTATAGGTTGGTTTAGGCCTTCTACATATGATCGCGTTGATAGAGCGTATTGGCGTGTTAAATATTATAAGGACGCCACTGCTTTTTATACGAGAAATTGGATGAACAACGTAACTGATACCATTAATGAAATTAATAGTTTGAGGTATATTTCATGGGAATTAACAGATTTCATTCCCGACAGTTGGGTCGAAGACACTCGATTTTCCTGGATTTATATGTTTAAATATGACATGGCATATTATCCCCAACTAATTTTGTCTTCTGTAATTCTTTGGCTATTCAGCGTTTGGGTTACGTTTAAGGCTCGTGGACAAAATTTGTTCTGGCGAAATTTCTTTGCAATCCTTGGGTATATTTATGTTGCTCTTCTATTGCGAAAGAAGTTTTTAATGAAAGAATTGAGGACACGTCGAGGCGTATTAAGAAACATTTTGAAACATTCTATGAAGATGATGGTTGGTACCTCTATCCAGGTAATGCTTACTTTTGGTGGTGTTGTTGTTTCTTATAAATTAGTACGATCTGTACTTAAGACCATCCAAATTCTTGGCAGATCTTCGCATGGAGGAGATGTAGACATTGGTATGGAGGAAGAGAATGTTTGGCTCACTGCAACACCAATGGACTTGCCAAAGCGCGATCCTAAAACTAACACCATCTCTTCCGAGCATGTGAGCAATATAGTTCTTAAGAATACCACGGCTTGTATTTATGACAATAAGACATGGTCTTCGGGCTTTTTTCCGAGGAGTCAGATATTACTAGTACCCACCCACGAGGTAGGTAATAAGGATAGTATTAATTTGCGATTGAGGAAAGATGACATTGGAACTCTGTCTGGTGGGAACATCGAAGTTGAGGTAACTCCTGCTAGGGTTTATCACTTTCCCGATAAGGACATTTCAGCCATATATCATTCGAGATACCCGGATAAACAGGACTTAACTCATTTATTCCCTTGCGAAATTCCGCAGGATCGGAACCCCACGAAGTGGATAACCAGAAAACAATCTGGGTCTATTGAAACCGGTAGTGCGCGTCGAAATGGTATTGCCGCACATGTCAATACTGATAAGACTACTTTTCGTGATTCTACGATTGTAACATACGGGAAGGAAACAGCTGGCGGTGATTGTATGAAGTTACACATTGCCGATGTCAGGAGCGGCAGTCATATTGTTGGATTTCATCTTGCGGGGAAGAGTTATACGGGATACCTTTCAACTCTTACTAAAGGAGATTTGGAACGGTGCTACGCATATTTTGATGCGCGACCCATTACGCGTTTATCAGCCACTATGGGAGATATGAAAACTCAACTTTACGGTAAAGATTTTACTCCTCAGGTGCCTAAGAATAAAAAATCGACAATTAATTATTTGACTGATGCTGAAATCAATTATTATGGCGACTTACCTTCTTTTGTCACTAGACCGAAGAGTAGTGTTATCAAGAGCCCGATTTCCGATTCTGTAGCGTCACATTGCGGCGTCGAAAACAAATATGGAAAGCCCGCGAATTGCAGAGAAGATGAGACCCGTATCCCTGCACAGGCTCCCTACCATAAGTATTATTGCGGTGTAGGCAAAGCCACACAAGAATTTCCCTTAGAAATTCTTGAGATTGCTCAGAATGATTATCTGGATGATTGTATATCTAGTAAGAAAATGATGACAGATCTTATAACCCTTCGTCCTTTAACTGAGGTAGAAACTATTTCGGGGCAGGATGGAGTTAAACATGTTGAGGGTATGAAGATGAAGACCTCGAAAGGGTTTCCCTTGTCTGGTAGCAAGGAGGAAGTCACCACACATGTAGATCCCGAGGATTACGAAGGCATTTCTGATCCTCGTATTTTTGATGACATGTTTATGGACGATTGGAGGAAAGCTCGTCAGACCTATTTAGAAGGTATTAGAGTTTATTCAGTTTTCAAGGCTTTCTTTAAAGATGAAGCCACGAAATTAATCAAGGATAAGGTCCGCGTTGCCCTATGTGCACCATTAACACTCCAGTGTGTAATTAGACAATATTTTTTGCCAATAGCGGCTTGTATGTCACGCAATCCAATCACAACAGAGTGTGCGGTGGGAATCAATTCCCATGGGCCACAGTGGAATAAGTTGATGAAACACCTCTCAAGGTTTGGGAAGGAGCGGATGGTTGCAGGCGACTTTAAAGCTTATGATCAACATATGTCTTCCACCATGACGTCAATAGCATTTTTTACTATGATTGAGCTCGCGAAACATTGTGAAGGATACACTTCAGAAGATATTAAGATTATGACCAATCTCGTTGCGGATGTAGCACATCCCATGGTGTGTGTCAACGGAGATCTTGTTGAATTATTCGGGTCTAATCCATCGGGTCATAATCTCACTGTGTATATTAATTCAATTGTCAATTCGCTATATCAGAGGAGTGTATTTTATACTATTTATCCTCCTGGCAGCTTGGAAACCACTAAGTTCCAGGATTACGTAGCTCTTATGACTTACGGTGACGACAATGAGATGTCTGTCTCTAATGAGGCACCTTTATATAATCACACCCGAATGATGGAAGTATATGCTTCTCGAGGCATAGAGTATACAATGGCTGATAAGGATGCTGAATCTGTTCCTTATATTACACTAGAGGAAGCCGACTTTTTAAAGCGTGCGACTATATTCCGCCCAGAATATACCGACCCGTCAACTGGTGAGGAGGGTATGTACCTTGCCAAATTAAGCGAAGATTCCATTTTTAAAAGTTTACATTGTAATATGTTGTCGAAAGTCGTATCTAAGGAGGAGATCGCTCGCCAATGTTTGGATGGAGCGCTCCGTGAATTGTGGTTCTATGGCAGGGAACATTTTGAAATGCGCCATGAACAGTTTAAGAAAATTGTCGCTGAACACGGTTGGCAACATACTATTTCACCAAATTTCTATAAAACGTTTGACGAACGCGAAGAAGAATGGCTAGATAAATACAATCTGGTTCGTTCGGGTATCGAGTCTCAATCTGGTGTTTTTCCGTATAGGTTTGAAACGAAAGATGAACCGTCTTCTCGGGAGACTGCGATGATTTCGTCTTTTATGGCGAGAGCTGAAACGCATGGTATTGTAATGCTCGCTCGCGAATATACATTGAATGGTGGTGTTACTTATGGGGATATCCTTGCTCGGTACGGTGATAGATTATTATGTATTGAGTTCAAATTCCAGCGTTTGGAAGAGACCTTTCAGCAAGCACAACGCCAAGCTAGACAAGTCCGTATGTTACATTGGCAAGATCCTATGACTGGAATCACTGCTGTGCATCCCATCGCAATTAATATTATTCAGCACAAAGGTATTGAACATCTTCCTGCCGGTCTCAAGGAAGTGCTTGAATCATGTGTGAGATATGTACACAGACCACTGATGTCTTAAAACTCTAAGCGCTAGCTGCATCTAGTTGTTACTCTCATGAGAATGTGCCTTTGTATATTAGTGATTTAGTGAGCAGCGTATATATTTATCGTTCTGCATACCCGTTCATACCCTGTCTACAATTGTATTCATAGAACCTTACTCTTGCTGCGTCATGGCTTCACGCGCAGTTAAGAGTCTAAACATAGTCGTTAAGCAGGCATTTCATTTTCAGCAATTAAAGACACGTTATTGCCATGTCTTAAAAAGGCAATGTGTGGGGGAGAGCCTCGTAATACCCACGTTGAGAGGACAACACCAGTTCGCATACATAGAACGCGCAGTGGAACTCTAGATTTGGATGTCGGCACACACCCCGTTGATTTTTCAACATTGGGCGTTAGTGCGTATTCACAATCTGGACCACTGGAAAGAATTGTGGGACTTACTGGTAAATATACGCCTGCTTGGGCATTAGAAAAACCACCGGGAGTTGACGTTGATGTTAGTTATATGACTTTTATTAGGTATATTAAGTCGTTTGCCAAGACTGCGGAAGACGAACCCGACAGAATAGTGCGTGGTCAGTGGAATGATGGATTGCGTAAGTACACTAGTGGATCTAAATATTTCAAAGAGTGGAAGGCTAACCAATTGGCAGCTTTCACGTCTGATCCTGATGAGCAATATATTAAAACCATTGAGTCTGGTGTAACTTCGCAGTCAGGTGAAATGCGTCAGGAAGGGTCAACAACCACCACAGATTCAGAGGTTGAACAGACTGTGCAGTTCCAGACTGATATTGACCAAGTGAAAGTGGATATTCCCACTGCCGTGGATAGCACTAGGTTGCAAGCATCTGTTAAAAATACTGAGTTAGGAGAGTTTCTATCTCGTCCTTTACGTATTGCTTCACACAACCTTTCTAATGGATTTTATTTAAAAGTGTCTTTTAATCCATGGCATGATTTTCTTTCTAATCCAGTAGTTATGAACAAACTCCAAAATTATTCATTAATAAGAGGAACTATGCACGTTAAGTTTTTGATTAATGGTGGGCCCTTTTATTTCGGCAATATTATTTGCGCGTATAAACCACGGGGCGTGGGTTTTGACTTTGTACAAGGAGATGGTCCAAACCTTGCACAATCATTTCTTCAGCGAGCTATAATTTTGAGTCAGAGGCAACATTTGATTCTCAATCCTACTAATAGTCAAGGTGGTGAGCTCACATTACCCTTTTTCCATAATAAGAATTATTTAGATCTCATTGATTCTACGGATATCTTAGATATGGGTGAAATTTCCATGCTCTCATTGGCACCGCTCGACAGGGCAATTGGTGCGTCAGATCAACGCCAAATTAACATAACTGTTATGGCGTGGATGTCAGATGTTGAGTTAGCAGGACCCACCACTCGCGCCATTCTTTCGCAGTCAGGCAAAATGAAAGATGAGTATGGCAAGGGTATTGTTTCTAGACCAGCTAAAGCCGTTGCCAGGTTGACTGGAATGCTAGAAACTGTACCAGTGATTGGGCCTTTCGCAACCGCCACTAGCATGGCAGCTGCAGGAATAGGATCCCTAGCGCAGTTGTTTGGCTTTTCACGTCCTATTAATGTATCCCCAATCGAACGTTATAAGCATCAAATGCACGGCATGTTAGCTCCGAGTTCCATAGACGAGGCAGTAGAGAAGTTATCGTACGATCCTAAGCAGGAGTTGACAATTGATCACAATGTAACTGGAGCTCGATTGAATGATGAAATGTATATTAAAGCTATTACCTCCAAATCGAGTTTAATTACATCTTTCGATTGGTTTGCCACTGCTAATGAGAATTCTTTGCTTGGGACAATTAATGTTAATCCTTGTCATTGCCAACCACGTAATGACGGGACTACGGAATATGGGACTGAGTGGGTCCAAACCCCTTTGGCCCATGCTACATTTCCTTTCAAGTACTGGCGTGGTGGTATCAATTTTCGCTTTCAAGTTAATTGTAGTGATCTTCACAGAGGAAGGCTATTAATAGTTTATGACCCTCGCGGATTTGTCGGCACTCAAATCCCTGATACTAATACTACTTTTTCTCGTATTATCGACATAGAGGAGACCAAGGATTTCACGATACCCGTTTATTGGTTTCAGCAAAAATCTTGGGCAAGAGTGCCGGAGACTCCAACAGCGTTAGGCATAGCTAAAAATATGACTTTTCCCCTTGACCAATCTGAATTTTCAAATGGACAATTACGGATTTATGTCTTAAATGAACTTACTAGCCCAGATGAAGATTTAACACATAGGGTTTCCATTCTCACGTTCATTAGTGGGGCCGAAGATTATGAAGTCGCTGTCCCTGATGATTATATGATTAAAAGGACAGCATTCGGTGGAAGCTTTGTACATACTACATTGGAAGTAAATGACCCCTGGTCGCAAAGCGGTATTATTGATAATGTCTCATCACAAAGTGGCATCTTGAATAATACTAAAGCCGCTCAAGCTTCTAAGCCGGGTCATGCTGGTTCTGAAATGTTGGAGCCTATAGGGGAGCCCAGCAAATCCAATGCATTGTCTTTAGTTTACCATGGTGAAACTTTTGATTCATTTCGTGATATGTTTAAGCGCTATAATTTGAGTGGTGTTTTTGTAAAAAATAACACCGGCACTTTTATTGGTAGATCAGTTAGATATCGATTGAATCTACCTAATTTTCCAATGTATAATGGACGTGCCGAAACGAATGGTATGTACCACAATCCCCGCCCCGGCGGGTTGAATTCGGTAAATTACAATATAGCTGGTAGGACATTGCTGAATTGGATGACTCCTGCCTATGCCGCTCGAAGAGGGGGAATTCGTTATAAATACATGTTGGGGCATTATTCGAACTCTAACCCTACAGCCATGATTGTTTCTCGTGGTCAGGCCAATCATACACCATCGTTTGGCTCCTCCATAACCCGATTAGATTCGGCTACTTCGAGCCAACATGGTGCATATTCAGGGGTGCAAGAGACAGGACACAACGGGAGTGCTTTCACTTCTCGCACAGTTCCCGTGCTTGAGGTAGAACTTCCATATTATAGTGATAAAAAGTTCGAGGATGCTTCTAGCATCGTCACTGCGGAGCAGTATCCCGATCAAACGCATCATTTGGACACTTATATAGGCACACTTAAAGAAGATGGCAATATCGAAATTTTTCAATACGTTGCCACTGGTGAGGATTTTAACCTCACTTGGTACGTCAACGCACCATCCTTCTTTGAGCAGACATATAATCATTTTTTATAATGTATTTAATGGTTTTAAAATAATAGGACGATTCCTTTACTATTAACCAAGTATAAAGCTATTTTACAGTAGGTAGGCAGGCTTGTCTCCTACATATACACCCTGCAACCGGGGTGGCCGTCTCAGGACGGTGACAGGTAGTATCCCTTCGGGATCGGCTCTGAATTTCGTAACCGGAATTTTTGTCTCTTAGAAAAGATCAGATCATGCTACCTGTTGGTAGTTGACTCATTGTTTTCCAGAATAGAGTTTTTCAAGGTTAGATATTCATATAGAGCACCTGTCGCGCATCATTGCAAGATGCAAGTGACCGCTACTCGTTACAAATCCGGAGGGGATTAGTAGCGGTCGCGGCA